CCATTGCTTTTGTTATTCGTGCAATGTTGTTTACCATCATTTGTGTTACTAATAAACTTACTCATGTTTCCGTGTGCACCCTGTTTGTCATTGTATGTTGCTTGTATGTGCTGTCATTTGTGTTGTGCTATTTCCCTCGCGCGGGACTTTATCTTCCCTCGCGCGGGACTTTTGAAATTTAAATTTAAAGGGACACTTGGCGCCTAACCGTTGGCGTTTGTGACTTGGCATTATTTCATTCTGACTTGGCGGTTGTCCATTCATTCCATTAGGTGAGTAACACATGTGTTTTTTTTTTTGCGTTTGGCGCCAGAAAGGATTACAAGCATAAAAGGTAAGTCCACCAGTTTCAGCATGTTCATAGCTGCATTCATGGAAGATTAACTATACCGGTTTCGTCCTGCCTTCTTATATATTTTACCGACGATGATTGTTAATAACTATAATAGAAGAAAGAGAATTGGGAGGGCACCGTAGGCGGTGCCAGGACCATTTGGAAATTTACAGAAAATTGCAGCATTTTGAGGTAAGCATGGCTGACGATCCACGCACAATTAAAGATCTTTGCAAAAATTTTGATCTTAGTGTACAGGCCTTGCTAATACTTTGTGTATTTTGTAAAAAACAGTTAACAGATCTTGAGATATGGTCGTTCAGCCACAAGCAGCTGCGAGTTGTGTGGAAAAAGGGATTTCCATTCGCAGCGTGTAAAAAATGTTTAGAGGTATGTGCGCTGGTTGACTGCTGGAGAAACTTTCAAAGATCTGCCACAGCGAAACAAGTAGAGGAAGATACCGGCAAGGCTTTGGGAGATTTGGATGTGCGGTGTATGGGATGCTACAAATTGATGACAACCCTTGAGAAAGCCTATCAGCTGGAAGATGAAAAGCAATTTTGTAAAATCGCCGGATATTGGAAGGGCTATTGCATAAATTGCCTTACAGACCCTCCACCTTTGGTGAGCTGGTTCAATTACGCGGTCACAGTTGGAGGACCGCCACCATTGATAACCTGGGGCTTTGATCCACCAAGGAGACCAGCTCAAAGCGTGTCCAGTGGGTCAAGCTGGACAATAACAACCTCCACGTCATCCTCAGGACGTGAACCAGAACCAGATGACCCGGAGGACGGGGACAGCAGTGATGACCAAGAGGAAATGCTTATATAAATAGATCGCCTACGTGTGTACAAGAACAATTATAAATATTGACAGTGCCTATTAGAGGTGGAGTATTAATAAGGGTGTTGTGATTGTTTACGTGTTTCGATTAAGTGGAGTGAAATAAGGACATCAACATGGACAACTCACAAGGTACAGACCCTTTGGAAGGGGGGAGTGATGGGTGGGTGTTGGTAGAGGCAAGAGATGTAGATGGCGGGGAAGATGACTGGGAAGAAGATGAGGATGATCTAGGTGAGGATTTAGTAGATTTTATTGATGATAGTGGTATTGCTAGTGGAGGACGGGGGGGTGTGCACAGACAGTTACAGACAGCCCAGGAAAGAGCAGATGATGATAGGGCGTTGCTGTTACTTAAACGGAAATTTATGGAAAGTCCCAAATCGAAAGTAGAGGTGGAATTGAGCCCACGGGTAGAGGCAATATCACTGCGGGAGAAAAGAGGACGAGCTAGAAGAAGATTATATGGAGAGCCGATAAACGATAGCGGACATGGGGATTCACTGGAAGAAAGTAGTTCTGACCTGGTGGTCCCAGGAATGCAGGTACAGGAGGGGGGGGATGGGAACTGCAATATGCAGGGGGCGCCACCGGTTGTGGTGCGTGCCAGCCAGCATGGGAATGAACAAACACAGGATGAAGAGGATTATACAGGTCAGGTCACGCAGTTGTTGAGGAGTGGCAAACCAAAGGCGGTATTAATGGCGTTGTTTAGAGATACGCATGGCTGCAGCTTCACAGACTTAACGAGAGTTTTTCAAAGTGACAAAACAATATGTGAGGACTGGGTGGGGGTGGTAGGTGGCGTGCCATGTTCTCTAGCAGACGCCATTCCAGAGCTGCTAAAACCGCATGTCTGCTATGCACATATAACACAATCAACATGCAAACTAGGTATAATGATATTGTTTTTAATAAAATGGAAAACAGGGAAAAACAGAGAGACAGTTTGCAAGTTACTATCAGGACTTTTAGCAGTTGAAAAACACCAGATGATTTTAGAACCACCAAGGACAAGACATGCAGGGGCAGCTCTATTTTGGTATAAAAAGGCTATGTCCAATGGGACCATAGCTTTTGGGGATGTACCACAGTGGATATTAAAACAAGTAAACATACAAGAGCAGTTAGGAGAACAGTCAGCATTTTCCTTATCCAACATGGTGCAGTGGGCATATGACAATGACTTTGTCGAGGAATGTACAATTGCATATGAATATGCATTATTGGCAGATGAAGACAAAAACGCAGAAGCGTTTCTGCGTAGCAATAATCAATCAAAACATGTTAAAGATAGTGCAAATATGTGCAAGTTGTATAAGCGAGCAGAAATGAAAAAAATGACCATGCACCAGTGGATAAAGCATTGCAGTGAGAAAATAGAAGGTGACGGTGACTGGAAACCTATTTTAAAGTTCTTAAAGTACCAAGGCATAGAAGTAATGGACTTTATTGGTATCCTTAAGCAATTTTTAAAAAGAACACCTAAAAAGAATTGCCTAGTTATCTATGGACCACCAGACACAGGCAAATCGCTGTTTGGCATGAGCTTTATAAGCATGCTGCAGGGGAAAACTATCTCCCACGTGAATAGCACCAGCCATTTTTGGCTGCAGCCGTTGCTGGATTGCAGGGTGGCCATGTTAGATGATGCAACGGAAAGCACGTGGGACTACTTTGACAAATACCTTAGAAACCTTTTAGATGGAAATCAGGTCTGCATAGATGCAAAACATAAGGCACCAACGCAGTTTAAAAGCCCACCATTACTGATAACCACAAACTGTGATGTAAAATCAAATCCAAGATGGAAGTATTTGCATAGTAGACTATGCCAGATAGAGTTTCCTAATCCATTACCTTTAACAGATAAGGGGGATCCTGTTTATGAATTAACAAAACAAAATTGGAAATGTTTCTTTCGAAGGTGTTGGGCAGCATTAACCATTGGTGATGCAGTGCAAGGAGGGGACAATGGAAAGCCTATGCAGCCGCTTAGATGCGCTGCAAGAGAAACAGATGGACATTCTTGAACTGGACGCTGGGCACATTGCAGATGTGGAAAAATATGTTGAACTGCTTAGAAAAGAGGCAATGCTTCTTTGCGCAGCCAATTCACGTGGTCTGAAAACAGTGGGGTGTACAGCAGTGCCTGGAAAACAGGCATGTGAAAGCAATGCAAGACAAACGATACAATTACATCTACTAATTTGTAGTCTAAGAAAAAGCTCATTTGCAAATGAGCAATGGCGGTTAAGTGACCTAACATTTAGCATGTACATGTGTCCACCTAGGGAAACCTTTAAAAAAAAAGGTCGAAACGTTACAGTCATGTTTGATGATGATCCAAGCAATTGCATGGAGTATACCTTATGGTCAAAGGTATATGTTGAAACAGAGGAAAATGCGTGGGAGTGTGTGGAGTCCCATATTGATGGGATTGGCATATATTACTGTGTTCAAGGTATTACAGTGTACTATGTAAAGTTTTTGGATGAATGTAAAAAATATGGCAGCACGTGCAAATGGAAGCTTGTGGATGGGGCAAATGACATTGCTTCTTTACTTGTATCTAGCACCACCTGCGCACCTGAGGCTTCCTGTCAGCAGCCCATATTACCAGAGACTTCTGGAAGGCAGGAAGACACAACTGACAGAGGGGCATTTGACCCTGACAAATATACCCCTCCACGGAAAAGGTATAGGTTTGCCGCCAGTGAAAAGCCCACCCCTCAACCTCCAGTGCCCTCTGCCCAGCCACCTCTACCTGAGGCCACAACATCACCAACACCAGCACCAACAGCAGCACCACCAACAACACCAGCAACACCCTCAGGCTCAGACAGCCCAAGCATCACCTTTGGATCCGGAGGGTCTTCCACAGGAGGATCAGGAGACTCAGGAGGATCTGTCAGTGACATCTCCAACGCAGGACGATCCAGTAACTGTGACTGTGACTGTGGGACTTCCACGGGGGTCAGAACTGGTTTTTACATTCCAGCTGTCCTGATTGCAGGTGGGCCTAACCAGGTTAAATGTTTGCGTTGGCGGCTTAAAAAGAAGTATAGGGGTACATATAAGAACTGCTCAACAACATGGACATGGGTAGATGACGATGGACTAACAAGGACATGCTCACATCGCATCTGTGTCTCTTTCTGCTGCAAAATACAAAGGAACTGCTTTCTTCAGTGTGTCCCTTTGCCTCAAGGCACTGTCGCTGCTGTTGCAGAACTTCCATTTTAGTTTGGACTCTTGTACACATGTTTTTCGCATTTCTGTTGTTTATATGGTCATCACATTTCTTTGATATACCCTATTTGTAAATACCATGCGTGCTCGTAGGCGCAGGGCTGCGCCAGACACGTTATACAGACAGTGTGCAACAGGTGATTGTCCCATTGATGTAAAGAATAAATTTGAAGACAACACTGTTGCAGATCGCATCCTAAAGTGGCTGAGCAGTGTATTCTACTTTGGGGGGCTTGGCATAAGTTCTGGAAGAGGGGGTGCGGGGAGGCTACCAATGGGGGGGACTGTCACTAGGCCCACTGGGGGTGTAATAGACACTTTAGGGCCCCTTGATGTTAGGCCTCCCATTGATTCATCAAGCATTATAGATGCTGAGGCCCCATCTGTAATACCTGTAAGTGAGGGCACAAACCTATCCACAGAGGTCCCTGTTATTGACACACCGGGCATAGAGGTGCATCCACCTGCTGTTCCCAGCGACCCTTCTGTTGCAATTATTGATCCTACAGATATTGAGAATGTCATACCACGCACACGTGGAGACACATTTGCTTTTACAGATGGGTCCTCATCCCTTCCAACAAGGGTTCTTACCACCCATGCCACTGTACATCCTAACCCATCTTATGAGGGTTCTGTATTAAGTACTGGAAGCACTGTTTTCTTGGGTGAAGGCACACAATCTCACAATGTGTTGGTATTTTCAAATCTAAGTGGCCATTCCATAGGTGGCACATTTGAAGAAATAGAATTAGGAGATCTAACATCTCAGTTTGACATTGAGGAGCCTTCTACAAGCACACCAAAGTCACCGCTGCACGGGGTGACGTCTGGTATCAGACGGGGGTTAACCCGTGCACGTGCCCAGCTGAGATGGCCATCTAGATTGCGTCCCACTCCTATCAATATTCCTGACAAGTCATTTCTCCTGCAACCTGAGAAGTTTATACAGTTTACTTATGATAATCCTACCTTTCAGGACACCTCTTTACACTTTGATAGGCCTACAACTGTACAGGCTGCTCCTGATCCACATTTCCAAGATATTGTGTACTTATCTAAGCCTGAGTATTCTTTGGTTGAGGGGCGTGTTCGTGTAAACAGGTATGGTAAAACTGGCACCCTTAAATTGCGCAGTGGTACCCAGCTTGGTGCTAACACACATTATTATACTGATTTAAGTTCAATTCATGCTGAGGAGGGTATAGAAATGACAGCTTTAGGTTCCCATATCCATGATAGTACACTGTTAAATGCACAGGCATCTGGTATCTCTCTGGACAGTACAGAATCTGCATTTTCTTTAATTGGACCAACTGAACATCTAAGGGCATACGAGGAGGCTACGCATTTTAATTCTGTCTATAGTGACTCCTCATTATTGGATAGCTTTGAGGATGATTTTTCTCATGCTCAATTGATCATAGGCACTGGGCTACGTAGGCCCAATGCTGTGTCTCTTCCCAGCATTCCTAGGCCTTTTAGATTTTTTGCAGAAAACACAGGATCACTATATATACACTATCCCACTGCTAACAATACAGAGCCTATGGATACAGGTTCCATACCCTTTTCTGTTGTCACTACCATTGAAAAACCTACTGTAACCTTTGATGCCCTTGATATTGGTGGTGGCTTTTACTTACATCCATATATTCGCAGGAAGAAACGCAAACGCATGTATCTTTAATATTTTTCAGATGCTGCACTTACCACCTCCCGCTCCTTTATCCCGCGTGCTGCACACGGATGAATTTGTTTCTAGGACCAGTACATTTTATCACTGTCAATCGGAAAGACTTATAACAATTGGACATCCCTTTTATAAGGTCCAAGATGGTGGTAACGTAGTGGCGGAGAAGGTTTCTCCTAATCAATACAGGGTTTTCAGGGTTACCTTACCTGATCCTAATGTTTTGGCCCTCACTGATTCTTCTTTGTACAACCCTGAAAAGGAACGTCTGGTATGGATATTAAGAGGGATAGATGTAGGCAGAGGGGGGCCATTAGGCATAGGTGTTACAGGCCATCCTTACCTGGACAAATTAAAAGATGCAGAAAACCCTAATGGGTCATATAATAAAGGCTCAGATGATGCCAGGCAGAACGTTTGCATGGATCCAAAGTCCGTGCAAATGTTAATCCTTGGCTGTGCACCTGCTATAGGCCAGCATTGGGATAAAGCAGAGGCTTGTGCATCTGACAGGGATGCTGTGGATGCCTGCCCCCCTTTGGAATTGAAAAACACCACCATTGAGGATGGTGATATGTTTGATATTGGATTTGGATGTATGAATAATTCTACTTTACAGGCCACATTCTCAGCTGTGCCTTTGGACATAACCAACACCACCACCAAACACCCTGACATTTTGAAAATGACAGGGGATATATATGGGAACACGTGCTGGTTTTGCGTGAGTAGAGAACAAATGTTTGCTAGGCACCTGTGGAGCAGAAATGGGGACAATGGGGATCCAGTGCCCCATACAGATGGACATAAAGATACCAGCTTGTACTTGAGTGGCACAGGCGACACTAAAACAATGGCAACCCCAGTCTACTTTAATACACCCAGTGGTTCTTTATTGACCAGCGAAACCCAGTTATTTAATAGGCCATTTTGGATGCAACGAGCCCAGGGCCTTAATAATGGTGTCTGTTGGAATAACACCTTATTTGTAACTGTTGCAGATAACACCAGAGGCACGAATTTAAATATATCTGTTGCTAAGCAGGAGGGCAAGAATGCTGAATCCTATACGGCCTCCAACTACAAGCATTATAATAGGCATTGTGAGATATATGAACTAGAGTTCATCCTACAGCTTGCCACTGTGGCTTTGACCCCAGAGGCATTGTCCCACTTACATGCAATGGATTCCACAATACTTACAAAGTGGAATTTGGGTTTTACAGCTTCTAATGCTACAGCTGTTGAAAGTACTTACAGATATATAAATTCTAAGGCTACTAAATGTCCTATAGACATCCCTGAACCAGAACCTAAGGACAAATATGCTGACCTAACATTTTGGAATGTGGATGTATCTAAATCTTTATCTAAGGACCTTTCTGCATTTCCTTTGGGACGCAAGTTCTTATATCAGGCTGGCTTGCAAAATGGTGCTACTCGCTCTGCCACTAAGCGCTCTGCAACTAAAACGTCTACCAAAGTGCCTACTAAGCGCAAGCGTCGCTGA